TATTTTTAAGAAGGGTAATATCTTTAATGCAAGTTCATTTCCTGCTTCGTGATCTGAACGATAATGGAACCCAGCTTGAATTCTTCCCATACCTACTCTTTCAGATATTTGTATAAACTGTTTTCTGTGTTCTGGGAATTTTTGTGATAAGTATTCAGCAACTAGTCTTGCACCAGCACTATGACCACTTGGGTATGCAGGTGTACTAGCAGTTTCACTATACATATAATCAAAGTCCATATTCAATGCTCTTGCAATTTGATATGGTCTAGGTCTATTAAACTTATTCTTAAATGTTCTTATAATTTTCCAAGCGTCTTCAACTATAGCTGTTATTTCTGAGGACCTATAATCTAATTTATTCTCATTTAGATATTCTCTAAAATGAAATGATTCCATAAAATCTGAAACTCTAATTGAGTTTTCATCTTCATTAGTTCTTGTCGTTTGTATATTTGTTATCTCAACTAATTCACTTTTAGTTTGGTCACTATCATTTTCAGCTGGTGGAGTTATGTCTATATTTTGCCAACCATCTATGATATGATGATTAATACGACTCTCAACTTTATCCATAGATTCTCTAAGAGCATCCTCATTATAATAAACAAGGTCTCTTAATCCAAAATCTATACCTTCATTTAATTTCTTCCTGAAATCAAAAAAATTCTTAGCCACGCTTTTCTATCTCCCCTATTATATCAGCCGCAATACTTTCAGGATCTTTTCCTTCAGCTTTAACTTCAATAAATCTATTCTTATTCTTTCTAAATTCATCTAAAACAGGTCCTGTTTCTTTCTCATATACTTTTAGTCTGTTTTTTATAATCTCTGGTTTATCATCTTTTCTACCACGAGCAGTTAGTCTTTTAATAACTTCTTTTTCAGATACATTAAGATATACAACATAATTATAATTAATATCTTCTTCTCTCATTTTACCCAACTGTTCCATATTTCTAGGAAACCCGTCTAATATATATCCATTATTTGTATCGTCTTTTCTTAATCTGTCTTTTAAAGCTTTCATTACTTTTTCAATAGGAACTAGATCGCCTCTATCCATAATCTTTGCAACTTCAGGATCTTTTTTCTGTAAATCCCTCATCATATCACCTGTGTAAATATGTGGTATATCAAAATGACCTGAGATATAACTTGAATATGTAGATTTACCTGACCCTGGTCCACCTATCATTACGATAGTTACCATACTCATTTCTTCTAAAAATTGTTTTAATGTTTTTGGCACCAATCTCAACCCTTTACCCAGTCTTTTGCAATATTGAAATTCGCTCTACTAAATTCCATTCTATCTACAAGTTTTACTGCACCAGATGATTTAATCGCAACATATCCTTCAGGACTGGTTACTCTAAATCCATTTGATGTCTTTAGGAATGTCCCTATACTTTGTACGCTTCTTAATTTATTTAGTAGTAATAATTTAGCGTTTTGTAAGGACAAATATGTAGCAATACAAAAATATAATCCTTCCGAATTGCCTTTTATAAATCTTACACCTGCACTTTGAATATCTTTATATTTCTTTTTTGTGGCAGGTTGTTTTACTTTATCTATTTCTTGTTGTATTCTATCTTTGTAAAACGGAGCAAATTGACCGGCAAGTTTCTTTGTACTGCCTAGTCCTGTTCCTGTTCTTATGTATGAATTAAAATATGCCTTTAGTTGTACACCAACAGACAATATGTTTGTATCTTTTTTTAATTTATCCATAAAAACAGCACCCTTACCTACTGAACCCATAGCCATTTTTAATATATTATCAAACCTAGATTGCTCACCTGAATCAAATTTAGCTCCACTAGCATCCTTATATGTAGCGTCATCAAAAAACACACTTCTAACTTTTCTCAATGATTTAACACTAGCGCCAAAACTAGCGCTTAGTTTTGAGAATGTTTTGCCTCTATATGTTGTATGGAAAATAATGCCTAGATTAGCATTTGCGATTCGACTTGCAAGGGGAGTTCCGATAGGTACTGCATATGTAATAGTATTAGGGGTAAAAATTATATTCTTTTCACCGTCAATTTTAGCAGTCTTTAATTCACCTCTTGTAAATAATAAATCACCTTGTAAGATATTTTTGATACCTAATTTTCGCAACTCCCTCAAGCAGATTTCTAATTTATCTGCAACAGCACCAGAATGATTCTTTCTGATATCTGCAGCCGTGTAGTTAATTTTAGGAGTTTTGTTAAATACAGATTTCGTACCAACAAAGAAACGGCCGTTATCAGGATTGGTACCACAGACTATTGCCGGTGCTCCGTCCCATTTAACCGTTAAATTCGTTCTCTTTCCACCACCAGAAAACATTTGTCTTATAGACTTCAAAAATTGTATAGCGTTTACCGCCCCACGACTTCCATTATTAATTACTTCATCTTCTAAGTGTTCTAGGTGGGTGTTCTTTGCCTCTACGAGGTACTGTAAAAACCCTTGCATTTGTTCGCCTTCTCCATTTATATAATATAGAATTCACTTTCAATACTATTTATAAGTTTATGATATCTTCAGCCCAGGTGTGTTCAAAAATAAAGACTTGCCTGACCAACCCCCAGCAGCTCTAGTTCTAACGGTTATAGGTATATCAACTGTTGTCTTTTTTCTCCACTTAAATACGATGGACATTCTTTGGGATTTACCATCATAAATTAATTTAGAACTAGATATATCAGATACCTTTTTTGTTAATAAGATATTTTTTAACTCAGCGTTGTCAGATACATCTTTTATTTGACTTGATCCACTTTCTTGTCCTATAAGAAGTTTATATGGACAAGGAACAAATTTAGCTCTAGGATCATCATAAGTGTAGAAATATATTGTATTTAAAAAATATATCAAATTTTTAGGTTTAATTATATACTTACCTAAGTTTGTGATTAACTGATTTCTGAATAGATAATAAAAACCAGAACCATAAAAATCAGAATCTTCAGCTGAAAAAACTTTAGATAATTTAGCAAACTCGTTTTTAGAAGCACTTTCACTATAAGGTTCACTTCGTATATCAAAATTTTTCATAGCACCAATAGACAACTTTTGACTTTTTGGTATTTTACCTACTGCTTGATTCCAAGAATCATCTATTATTTTTTGAGCAGTTTTTAATTGATTAATATCCTCTAACTTACTAAAAAATGCTGTCAAGTTGGTATTAAACTTAGGTGTTTCATCTTTACCTGCAGCTATTTTATTAGAATAACCTTGGTAACTATCATCGGATAATTGAACGACTGTATCTGATGGATTTTTAGGCGATACTCCTGGAGGTTTGCCTCTAGGACACCAATAAGTTTTTTTTATATTTCCTCTAATATCTTTCTTAACAGCAACAGCATTTCTAAACCCTATAAGTATATCTCTTTCTGCTGTTTCATCTTTGTCTATTAATTCAGCTAACTCAGAATAAGTTACCATAGACACTCCATTTGCAGACGGATTAAAAACTTTAGTGGGTTTATTTTTAAATTTATGACAATCACTTTCTAGTGTTTCTACTAAATTTTTTTCTGCATATTTATTCACTAAGAAAAACATAGATAAAAATTCATTAACATTTGCTGAGGCGGTACTATCTTTTCTTGTTGCCATACCTAAATGTCCTTTAATATCTTTCTTTCTTAAAAGAATATATGTGTTTAAACTTTTCTTTTTACTCTCTAATAAGAAAGGGAATTTACCTCCCATATCTAATATTATATTACCGCTAGCACTATCAACGCTTCTATACATTACTTCTCCAGATATAAGTCGTCTTACCTTAGTAGCTACATCAGTAGATACAGTATAATAAGGGTTGCTAACACCTTTTTGTTGATAGTTGGGATTAATTGTTACCATAACACTATTTATATAACATTATGGCGTAATTGTCAAGCGTCTATTTTGCCTAGTGTGAGAAACGCAACTATGCCACCATTAGGTTCCCATTGTTTATGCTTGTTTTGAAATTTAGTTGTTTCGTCTGTATCTTCTTTGAAAAAGTTTTCACATATGATAGAACCAGTAGGTCGTTCTATACATTGATATACTATTGATCTACCTTTTTTGACCATAATAGTTTCGTAAGATAATTTTACATTCTTACTAGGTGGTCTTTTTTCTCGTTTTTTTCTAGGCATTTTTATTCTTTATTGCGTTCATTAATTTTTGTCTATTACTTTCACCAAGAGCTTTAACTTTTTCGTTCCACTCTTTAGCTTCTTTGTCTATTTTTCTTTTCTTCTTTTTTGCCATTTTGTTTCCTTTTCTTACGAAAGATAGAATTATAGTTTTCTTTAAATTCTTTAGATGGTATATGTTTGCCGTCTTGAGCCATTATATTTTAAAATCAGAAAATTTGTTTAATCGCTTTGCTGTTTCTGTATTATCAAATACAGACTTTTCAGGTTCTTCTTGTTGATTAGCGTCCACCATATCATCTTGAGCCGCCTGTTCTACATCATATATTCTCATTTTTGATCTATCAACACCCAACATAAACTTACGATTAATTGTAGGGTCATTATATCTATTCTTTAATTGTTTTACAAGGAATTGACCTTTCTTTTCTAGCTCTTCAGTAGATATAATGGCAAACATAAAATCAGCAGTTGCAGGTAACCCAAAACTTTCTGAAGTATCTTCAAGACCAATATCAGTAGAACCAAATCCTGTTCTTGTAGTTTGTGTTGCTGAGAAGATAGGAAGATCAAATTCGACCGCTAGACCTCTAAGTTCTTCGGCGATAGACTTGACTATCGTATATGAATTAGCTGATGATCCTGCCTTCAATCTAGACGATACACACAGGTTTAAATAGTCAATATAGATAACATCTGGTTTAAAACTTTTCTTGATTGCTAGTTCATTAAGTAATACTTTAAAATGACCAGCGTGAGCAGACGCAGTAGGATATTCTTTAATAATAAGTTTACCTTTGGTCTTTTCTTCTAGACTTTTAATCTTGTCTTGATACATCATTTTAGGAAGTTCAGGTAGATCACTCATAGAAACATTTAAAAGATTAGAGTCTATTCTTTCAGCAATTCTTTCTTCAGCCATTTCTAAAGTAATATACAATACATTCTTACCTTGTAATAAATTGGCAGCTGCAAGATGGCACATAAATAAAGTTTTACCAACTCCAGTACCTGCAAGGACAATATTCAATGTCTTAGTTGGAACACCACCACGAGTAATACGATTCATAAAATCTAAATCAAATTCAACTCGTTCTTCCTTCTTATGGTAGAAATCATATCGTTCAGTTGATTCAGGAATATAATCGTGACCAATCTTCTCGTCAAAAGATACTGACAAGGCATTTGATAACAATTCTGGTAAATATTCTGGGGTATGTGTTTTATCTTTGCCGTCTAATATATGAATACCATCCATGATAGCATTATGTATTGCACGGTCTTTACAAAACTTTTCGGTTGTCTGTACTAACCAATCTAAGTTAATATCTTCTTTTTGAAATGTAGCTATTGTGCTTGTGATATTTTGAAACTCAGTATCGTTAATATCTTTTCTTGCATTTAATTCGATTGCAAGTGTTTCGTTGGTAGGTTGAGCATTATATTTTTCATAAAACTTAGAAATCTCTCTAAAGATTAATTTCTCTAGTCTATCTGGAAAATATTCTTCTTTTAAGAATGGTAAAACTTTTCTAGCATACTGTTCGGTATGTATTAAATGTTTTAATGCTGTTCTTTCAATCCGTTCTTCCATCTAACTCCTGCTCCATTACTACTACTAAAATATCTCCTATATGATTAATGAATTCTTGACTATCAGTATCAGCTTCTTTAAAATTTTTATCAATATAATAATCAAATTTCATTGGTAAATGTCCATCAGCATTTTCTTCTTTAGCAAATGCAACATTACCATAATGATATATTATATCAGCATATGGTCCACTTATCAACTTAATTGAAGCGTGGTCTTTATCAGGTCGTTCAACAAAGACATAATCTACTTCGTGTTTAGGTAGACTCTGTTTCTTGCTCTTCGATACCATATTTAAATTCTTTAGCCGCAGCTGTGTCTAATTGTTCTAAGATTTCTTCAGTAAAATATTTCTCTGGATCAGAGTTAATTGTTTTTTGATACTGTTTAGTACCATCTGGTAATTCTATTCTTGTAGATACTTGTTTAAATATACCGTGTTTCAACGCAAGGTCAACTAAACCGTAATACTTATCTAAGCCTTTGTCATATGTAAGTCTAACATCAACCATTTTATTTTCTTTAGTTAATCTTGACTTGTGGTTTTTACAATGAATTATATTACCTATAATTTCTGTCCCGTCTTTTTCTTTTCTTTTTGAGAGATAGACGATGGAACTAGCCGCATATTTGAGACCAGATCCGCCGCCCATTTCTTTAGTCGGGAACATAGAACCAATGACATCGTAGGTGTGATTGGTAATAATAAGGGGTACTTGAGCCTTGCCAAGTTTCAATGTTAAAACTCTAAATGCAGCCTTAACAATTTGTGATCTTGTCATATCTCTAGTTTCTTTTCCTGCCTCGGTATCTTCCATCTCTTTTGTGGTTGATAACATACCAAGACTATCTAATACAAGCAACATAGGTTTTCTATCTGAAACATCTTGCTCAATATATTTGTCTAACACTCTAATTGCTTGGTGTCTGAATTCTTGTACTGTGGTTACTGGCATAATAATCATACGAGAAGAGTCAATACCTCTTTCTTCAATCATATCTTTTGTCAATGCAGATTCACTCTCAAAATAAATCACGCCAGCGCCTGGATTTTGTTTTAAGAAGTTGTCAACTACACCTAATACGAAAAATGTTTTACCTGTTGCACTTTCACCAGCAAGAGCTGTAATCTTATTTGCAGGTAGACCACCGTGAATGGTTCCTGATAACAGCCCGTTGAATATATAACTCCCGGTATCAATAAAAGTGGAGACATCACCAGCCTCAACTCCATCTGATACTATACTGGCATATTCATTACCAGTTTCCTTAATAATTTGTTTGAAAAAATCTGACATATTTAAATCACTCCCGAATAATAATCTATTATAACATATTTATAAGAAACAAGCAAGCTATTTACCTGATTATATCTATATCACTATCTTTAGTCCAAACTTCTAACTCAGTTCTTAATCTGCCTTCATTATGAAGTTTATCATATCTTTTGGTTGCAAGTTTACGCCACCATTCTATAAGTTCATTATCGTAATATCTTTCATAGTTCGGCGCTTTTACAATTTTATCTGTTTTGCCATTTACAATATCTATGTAATTTTCTATACCATAATTGGAAACATAATATCTTTTTTGTTCAGTTAAGTTTTTGGCATTACTTATAGTTGCATTAAAATTTTCTAAATCTTTATCTTTAATTGATCTTTTAATTAAACCAATAATAGAATTTGTCATTTTTAATTTTCGACTAGAAACTTTATCTTTAAGAATTTTACCAACTCTATCTTCAACATAATCCACTAGATCGTGGTATGCTTTCCCGTGTATCATTGGAATAAAATCACTATCAGTTAATCCCTTATATCTTAACATTGGTTTCATACCATCATATTGACTAGCTGACTTTGAATTACCATATAAACTAGTAGTTTCAAACATACATAAGTTCATATCGTATTTCTTGTTTAACATTTCTCTAACTTCGTGTGAACAGCATAAAGCAGCTAAAAGTTTACCACCTAGATAATTAAATCCAAATGGTTGAGCTGGCACAATTACAAATCCCATTATGGCAGTTTTATTAAATGTAGGTAAATCTGGTACATTACCTAGTAATTCATTTCTAGGTTTCATATTAATTACAGGCGAACCAAATCTCATAAACCCAACATACTTGCCTGTGTTCATTTCCTTTACTGCAAGTTTCAATGCCTTGCCGGGTATACTGACCATATTAGTATGACTTGAAATCATATTAATACTAGTATCCCAAGTGTGGTTATCTAATTCTACAACTTGTAAGTCCATAACTTGAGGCGACATTGTAAAGTCATCAAACATTTCTGTTTCGAGTCCCATACCTGGTAAAGATTGCGGTATACTATCAATAGAAGCCATCTTTTGATTACGCATATATTCATCAATTCTAGTAAATTGACCAAAATACTCATTAAATAAGTTAGCACAATATAATGCTTCGTTTTTAGTTAAGGTTTTCTTCATTATTGGGTTAATTGCATCCTTGCTATAAACAACTCTACACCTTTTCTACAATTTTCTTTCCATTGTTCTGGGTTACCATCATCTGAAATATATTTAAAACATCTAAAAGGTATACGATAAGTTTCACAAACAGAAGCTAAAGCATATGCTTCCATATCTGCAACATCACATTCGACTGTAAATTGATGATCGCCTTCCCAAAAATTATCACCAGTACCACAAACTAAATCTCCTTTACCAGTATCTATTTTTCCTTTACCGTATGGCGTTTGGTACTTATCAAAGCCTAATTGGGTCACATTCATATCTCTTTGCATAAAACTACCAATCTCATATAATTCACCTACTTGCACCTTATTAGAACACTTAGCAGCTGTACCATAATTAATTACGATATCGGGCATCATTGGTTTTCTAGCATCCCACATTACAATCTTTTCAGTTAACACCCTAGTAGCGTTTATCTTACCTACACCTGTTAGTGTAACCTCATAAGGCATACCTTCTACTTCTTCTGGTAATGCTGATACTAATAATATTTTCATATTGGTACTCCGGAGAGCTTTAATTCATCTTCATTAAACCAATCCAACCCAATAAGGAATTCTCCATAAGCAACTCCATATTGGTTAGTTTCTTCTTTAGTTGCTACGATTATACCTACTCTTCCTTCAGGTGTAAGTACTTTATCTGATAGCCTTAGTTTCATATATCACACACCCTTTACTGAGTCCACTCCTGTCGCTGGACAAAGATACTTCCAACATATAGGAAATTTGTTTTCTAACATTCCTGATATTCCCTCGGTTATAAATCTGGTTTCTTCTTGTACATCTGGTTTGTTTCTTAGATTACATATCCTAGCAAATGCATATAAACTACCACTCCATATCCATTCAGTCTGCATTGATTGAGGTAATACTGCTCTTGCCTGTTCAGGCGCTATACCTTCTTCAATCATTCTATTATATAACCCTATACATTGTTCCATATATAAATCGTATTCGTATTTCATTTCAGGAGACAATTCTACTTTACCATCAGACCCTTGTTTTGAGTGTTGGGGTTTGCCTCTCCAATTTGAAATCTTATAAATTTTAGGAACATATGAAACATATCTCCTAGACACTTCATTCCAGGCAAGACCAACTTGGTGTTTTACTAGTTGTCTAGCAACAAAGATAGGTGCTTCTATTTTAAATTGTGCAAAAGCGTGAGCAAAAGGTGACCAATGATTGTGTTCGGCGAGATATTTAATTAATTTCTCGTCTTTGTCTCCAAATTCCTCAGACATTCTATCATAGGATACTCTAGCTGCATTTACAACAGTTAAATCTGTTCCCATAGTTTCACTTAATACTACTTTCATAACATCACTTCTTTCTACTTTTTGTGGTTCTCCTAATATCATTTAAAAAACCATCCACAGTTCATACAGAACCATCCGTTTCTAATATGTTTAAATCCACAATAACGACAAGTTATAATCATCCAAAGAAACTTTCTAAACTCGCTGTTCTTTCAAAGTTCCATCCTATAGCACTTACTATAAATCGTAATGGATCTAAAAACGACTTTTCAAATTGTTCATCATAATCAATATACTCTCCTAATCCAAATTCTTTAGGTAGTTTTGTAGGGAATGAAATAACATTATCTTTAAATGGATTAGGGGTTTTTAATGATACAAATTTAATCTTATCTCCCTCTTTTATAGTTTCGTATTTATTTAATAATTTACTATCTTGTCTTAAATTTAAATTATAAATCAAGGCACCCTTTACATGGCGAGGAGTACTCTTTTTATAAATTGTGGTGTTATCTTGATATTTTAAAAGACCATTAACACTACGAGGATGAGCAACTTCAGCTACTGGCAATTTATTAAACTCTATTCTAAATTCTTCGATAAAATCTATCAAAGCATTTTCATCTTTAGTCATAATAACAGTCAATGCTTCTTTAATCTTTTCTCTACAAGCTTTAGGTGTGGAAGATTTAACTGCTTCAATACCCATAATCTTTAATTTAGGTTCATCATAATCAACCCCCTCAGCATTATAAACATTTAGAATATATCTTTTCTTAGCAGTCCATATACCTTTATTAGCAATCACCTCTTTGTCCATTACCATCTTTTGTTTATAAGCGTGTGTATAATCAGCTAACTCTTGATACTTTTGATCTATGTAAGGTTTTAATTTTTGATCGCAAAACTTTTCTAATATACTTACAGTCTTTTTAATATCATCACCTAAACCCATTTTCTTAACAACATCACCCATACGAATATAAATTGAATCTGTATCTGAGGCAACAACATAATCTACCTTTTCAGTTTTCAATAACTTATTAAAAAACTCATTCACCCGTCTTTGAATATAACGAATAGAATATTGACCTGCAAAGGTAATGCCTTCAGCTTGTCTTACATCATAGTATCTACAATACTTATTACCAATAGCGCCGTAAGCACTATTCAATGCAATCTTTCTTGCCATTTGAATATTGTTATATTTTGAAATATTATTTTGAATTTCTTTATTACTTTTATCTTTTTGTAATTTTCTTTGTTCGGTAATCATCAACTTTTTATATTTACTTCTATCTGTATAATATTTCTCCATCAATTCACCCAAGAACCCAGGTTTGTCAGTTCTAAATATCGCACCATTTGGTGTCATAGTTCTTTTATCAAACTGAGAAAAGTCAACTTGCCATTCTAATAGTTTATCTACACTTGCAAGTTCTGGTTGGAAACCAATAATTGTTTCGGGTGAAATATTATATTGCATAATTAAATGTGGGTACAGACTATTTAAATCATAACTCACAATCCAATCATGGAAACCTACAATAGGGTCTTTAACATATGCACCTTCATACCCTCTAGCGTTTTCGTGTTCTTCTTTTTGAGGAACAACTATGCCTTTAGCTTTTAAGAAATTAAATATGATTGCATCCCACATTGTTACCTGTTGGAATACTTCTTGAAAGTTTACCTTTGCCTCATAAGCCATAGTCAAATGCAATTCGATAAGTTTCATCTTATCCTCTAATCTATCAACCAGCTCCACATCTTGAATATTATAATCTACGAATGATTGGTAGTCCTTGGTGTACCATTCTTTGAAACTATCATAAGGGTTATCATCTTTATACTCACCGAGTTCTACACCAGCAATAAAGTTAAGACGATAGCTTTCTTGTTTTGAATAAGTATATTTCTTATACAAATCTAGATAGTCTAAAGTTGATACACCAAGAATATCGTAATAGGCAAGATCATTACCAAATTGACCTGCCCAACCAGAACCTTGAGTTTTCGCTTCAACGATACCCCAAGGACTTAATTTTTTAATATGATCCTCACCCATTAGGTAATTAATACGATTGATAAGGTAAGTCATATCAAAAAACTTACAGTTCCAACCGGTTACTATATCTGGATCATAATCTTGCCAGAATTTAATAAACGCTTCTAGTAATTCTTGTTCGGTTGTAAAGTTTAGATATGTGACCTTATCGTTATCGTTTTTATATTCACCGATACCGAAAACAATAATGTCTTTTGTGGAATGAGATTTTACAGTAATACAGATTAAAGGTTCTATTGCAGTTTTTGGATCAGGGAATCCATTCTCACAAGCAGTTTCTATATCAATAGTAATTGTATTGAGCTTAGATAAATCCCATTGTATATTACCTTTGAATTCATCTGATATAAAGGCGTGTTGATGTCTAGTGTTGCCAAAGTATTCAAACCCGGTTACACCATCATATTGTTTTAACCACTCTCTTAATTCGTAAGTATTATTAAACTGTATTCTCTCACACGGTCTTCCATCTAGAGTCTTATACTTTGTTTCTTTTTTTACTGGTACGAAAAGGGAAGGTTTATAATTGATTCTTTTTTGAATTCTTTTACCGTTTACTATGGCACGAACCAAAAGTCGCCCACGGTGTGGTATAACGGATGTGTAGAACTTCATAGGACTATTATAACAAAATTTGACTTGGAAGTCAAGGACTATTCGGTAATTAATCCTTTTGGAGTTTGTATCAACCCATTTCCAAAGTTTTTATTATAATGATTTAATAGATCAAGACCTGGATCTTCAACTATAAGAACATCCTCTTTGTTTATATTGATCTCTCTATTATCTGTAAATGGGAACCAGGGGGCAAATTGTAGATTGCCTTGACCAGTTTCACCAGAACCAACGAAACCTAAAGCCATAGGTTTCTCCATAGTGTACTTATCTTTTAGTTCACTTACTTTAGCAATAATAAAATCGCCTACTTTTAATCGTAGGACTTTCACTTCACTTGTATTAGCCATTATTTTTCCTTATTATTATCAACTTCAAATGGTGTGGTCAATAAGTATTTTCTAGCAGGATTAACCATAACATTTAGTTGTTTCATAAATTTCCTATCTAATAAGATAGGTGTACGATCTTCTCTATTATCTATTGTAAATAGAGTATCGCTATAGATGGTGCCTGCAAACTCAACATCTAATTTCACTAGTGGTCTATCTTCGTCATAATCTCTAAGACCTCCCACTTTAATATTGTCCATTTTAATTAAATCAGCTGTATATTTTTTACCTAATAATTTCCAACTAACTTTTTTTCCTTGAATATTTATATCTTCTCCATGAATAACATTTTGACCACTATTACCAGTATCAAACTTAGCAACAAATTCTGTATTGCCTACTTTTACAATCTCTTTAAACCCACATTCTGTAGGAACATGGATCCAATTTTTTCTATCTTCAAAAAACTCTATTATCTCTTTTGATATATTTCTGTTTGTAGCTTCTTCAACACCTTCAGTACCAGCAGATGAATTCACCTCAATAAAAAATGGTTCATCCTTTTCTCTATTCTTAGAAGGTATAAAATCAACTCCAGTCCATACACCACCAACTGCTTTTGCAGCTTCTAAACATTTTTCTATTTCTAAATCTGTAAGGTTTAAAGTTTTCGCCTTCGCTCCTTGAGATATATTACTTCTAAAATCACCCTCTAAAACTTCTCGTTTCATAGCTGCAATTACTTTACCACCGAGAACATGGACTCTAGCGTCATAATCAGTTTTAATATATTCTTGTAATAATAAATCTGTATCTTCATCTTGTTTATATAAAACTTGTACTAGACTTGTTAAAGACTTTTCAGACTCAACAAATAATACACCAACACCTTTTGAACCTCTAAGTGTTTTTAAAATGATTGGGAAATCTGTATCTAATTGTTCAAAATCTTTTTCAATGTTATCAGGATCAGATATTAATACGGTTTTAGGCTGTCTTAGACCCACATCTGCAAGTCTTAATGCTGTTCTATACTTATCAGCACAGGTGTTGATTGTTTGTCTGGAATTGACACATACGATACCTGCCTTTTCTAATTGTGATACTAAGTCTAACCAGGAATCTTTTCTAGTAATAGACCCTCGAATAACTGCTACAGTATCTTTAGATGATATTTCAAATCCCTTTTCATCATCTTTATTGTGTATTCTACGAACACCATCATCTAGTGTCATATATCCACCAGATAGTTTGTACAGATAATTCTTGTAACCTTTTTTATCTGCCTCTTCTCTTAATCTATCAGCAGTATGAAATGTCTTTGCCTCTTCAGGTTCATCTGTAATAATAAGTAATTTAAATTTCTTTACTTCTTTATTCTTATCTTCAGTTATAAATTCATTAAACTTAACTGGTTTCATCTATCTTTTTACCTATATTATATTTCGTTTCTAAAGTCCAATTGTTTTTATCTTTAAATGAAATAACTTTTATTTGAGATAATGGCGCTTTCGCTGTGGCATTATCTGGATTTATAATACTAATTAAACCCCAATCAGCTAGTAATTGTGTTATAGTATTTCTTCTCTCAATATCGTTTTCTGAAAGATTACTATGTTTGCCATCTAGGGCAAATAATTCTTTGAAATGTACTATGAAATATCTACCTTGCTTATGTAATATATGGCAAGATTGAAATAGTTTTTTATCTTTTCTGGATGCGACACCTATTCTCGTTAGTGTTTCCCGAACCTTCAGAAAGTCATCTGGTTCTTTCAAGGAGACCTCGAGCATACTCTCTGGACTCCATTGTGTTTCTTCACTCATTTTGTTCCACCTTTAAATAATTTCTCTTTAATAATTTTTATTTGATCTTTTGAGAGTATCTTCAGAGCGTCTTTTGCCTTATCATTACTAAACCCATAAAACTCTTTTACCAAATCAATATCTTTCAATTTAGACGCTTTTAAAAACGGACTAAATCGTTTCTTTTTTCTAACACTATTTATATAGAATTGGAACTGTATATCGTTATCCAGGTGGCTATAACGATTCATTTCATTAGACAAGAAAAGAGTATCTGGAAAAGCAGACATAATCTTATTAGTGATATAGGCTGGATACTTTTTAGCCCACATCTGATCGTCTGATCTTACCAGATCCTCTTTTGTATAGTTGATTGCGTTAAGGTAATGTTTTAGTTCATAAGGATTTGACATAATCTAATATCTTTTCTGGTGTTGACTCTTCGTATGGATCTTCGTCATCACTCATATTATTTATGCCAGGTTCTATAAACATCTTCTTTACAATACCATTAACTACATATGAAGAATATCTCCATGATCTTAACCCAAATTGTTGTACTGGCTTATCGACCAACATTCCCAACTGTCTAGTTAAGGCACCATTACCATCAGGTATTAGTTTTACTTTTTGAATACCTAAGTCTTTGCCCCAAGCATTCATTACAAAGTGGTCATTTACTGATACACAATAAACAGCATCCACTTTATCTGTGGCAATAAACTGTTCGTACATATCTTCATATGCAGGTAATTGCTTACCCGAGCAGGTTGGTGTAAATGCACCAGGTAATCCAAACATAACTATTCTCTTGTTTGAAAACATTGTGGGCATATCTGTTTCACTTACCAACTCGTCTTTAAATAACAGTCTATTGTCAAATAGTTTCACATCTTGCATTATATAGTTTTCCTTTTATTATTTTACTGATTCAAATACTTGTCCAAGTTTCATAGCAACAGACATATCTCCATCAACTTTCAATTTGCCTTGCATAAATGCACTTGTACCATCTAATGATCCAGCTTTCATTTCTTCCCAAGTATCTACTGACATAGTTAAGGTGCAATTAGCATCCTTATCTTCATCAGAAACAACAGCACCTACTCCCCCAGCGCTATCGTCTAGGTAAGCAATTCCTGTTCCATCAAAATCAAATTTTACAGTAGCGTTAAGACCTATTGTTTTACCATTAAGTCCTTCTTGTAGTTCAGCTCTTATACTAGCAGCGTCAGCCATAGTTTTCTCCTTATTTAAATTTGCATTGACTCATAATTTCAGTCAAGCAGGCAACAAGATTAATTTCTTGATCTGCCACAAAAGCAGACTTATAAGAATAGTCTGCCAGTAATAATACAGCGTGAGGTATAGTTTCTGATTCTAAGTTCTCATACATTGTATCATATATTCGTCTGAAAACTACAACAGGATCATTATCTAAATTATTGACTACCCATTTTCTCATATTGGTAAAGTCTTTCTCTTTTAATAATGATATTAATTTGTTTAAGTTTTCATCTGAAATATTAGTTAATATACCCGTATCAATTCTCCCACTAGCAGAATATCTTTGTAATTCATTTAATATTCTTCTATAATCTGGGAAATGCTTATTTATAAGTTCAGCGACAACCGCTTCGTCAAATGGTATAGTTTGCTCTTTAAGTATAATACCAACCTTTTGAAATAGTTTACTTGCAAGGACTGGTTTATCTTTATTATTTATTTTAAAATCTATTGTTGAAAATCTACTATGTACTGGTTCAATAAGTCTATTCTTAAAATTGCAAGTGAGGATAAATCTACAATTCTTATGGAATTCTTCTATGAACCCACGCATAGCAGGTTGAGTGGATTGGGGGTTTAAATAATCTGCCTCGTCTATTATAACAACCTTCTTACCGCCTGTTAATGATACTGTGGAGGCAAAGTTTTTAATCTTGGTTCTAAGTGTATCAATACCAGATTCTTCAGAACCATTGATAAAGATATAGTCAGCATCCATTTGCTCACACAATGCCCTAGCTACTGTGGTTTTACCGCAGCCAGGAGGTCCTGCAAGAAGTAGGTTTGCTATCTCCCCTCGATCAACAAAAGACTGAAAGGTCTCCTTTATATCTGAGGGTAAAATACATTCATCTATGGTTTGAGGTCTATACTGTTCGACCCATAAGAAATCACTCATTTACTGATTTTACTATCTGGCTCCAATGCAATCCAATATTCAATTGGTTTAACTTTGTTTTTAAAGTGTGATATAGATTTACTTGAAACAGCAACATCATAATCACCAGGTACAATCTTTAAATTCTCAATCTTAAAATTAAATGTGAAATCAGCAGACGCTTCAGTACCAACGAATTCTGAATGTTCATTATGAGTAGTATTCTTCTTATCATGGACTTTAAGGAAAACTTCAGAACCTTTTTTACCAATCAATGATAAATCAGGAAGTTTAAGTTGAGCAGCGTGTTTCATTAATACATTTAACATACTGTCCTTTAATTCAAAACTAACATCAGCTTCAGGCATTACTACATCTTTTTGAGGTGTGGTTACAACTGTTTCATCTGAATAGAAAAATTTAGTTTCTGATCTAGAACCCTTAGTTCCGATAGACATATATTTTTCATTACTAAAATCTATTTCTGGATCAGTTTTAATAGATATAACACCTAGTAATTCTGATAGATCATATATTGCAAATTTCTTATCAAACGATTCTGAGATCGTTGCCTTTGCCAATATATTTTTCATTGTTGAGATAGTAGATAATTCACTACCTGGTTTCACTAGAATATTTGTATTGATCTCCGAAAAGTTTTTCAATACTTCTAATGTTTGGTCACTTACTTTCATAATTTGTTTCCTCACTCATTAATAATATGATATAATGTACAGCCTTTAATAAGTCCATTCTATTATACCCGTTCTTTTTTCCATACCGGCACAGATACTTTATTGCATTTGCCTGGCAGAAATCTTTATTGATATCCAAGTGTCTTAAAATATCTTGTACTTGGAATCCAGAATCAGATATTGATTCATTTAAATTTACTGTTGAATAGTGTTGTTGGTAGGTAGACTGTAAATAAGTCTTAATTTCATCTATAATTTTTTCTTCGCCGTATTTCATAATCACCTTCTTTATAATATAGTGGGTATTGTTTAAGGTACAATACCCAAAAACCTTTGGTGTCTTTCTCTATAAGCAAGACACTCTACCTCTACTAGGGCTTACGAATTGCCTAGCAGTACTATTTATACGATTAGTTTGAGTAAGCGTATTTAGTACCATAAAGTTTCTTGATTCCCGCAGCTACAATAGCTTTTGTAGGGGTACCAATTCTATATGATGTATTATTACTGTTAGTACCAGTATTGGTATTAACATACACCATATGGCCCTCAGAGCGTAATTGGTCAATCATAGCTCTAGGTGAAACAAGGTCAAACTTGCTTCTTAAAGTCTTCCAGAATACTGGTTGACCTTTTGATAAAAGGTTTAATACCTTTTCTTTTTTTGATAGTCTTGGTCTAGCCATTCTTATCTCCTTCTGTTTGCCACTTCACTTATAGTATATTCAGGATCCATAGTGGCGCTGGAATCCGAATTCTTTTAAGAGTGTCTTTCACGCCGTCTTTTCATTTTGCGTTCTTTAGCAACCCTTCTTAAACTCTCTTTATGTTTTCTTTGCCTTTTCAATGTAGGTTTCTCGTAATACTCCCTCAATCTTAACTCACGAAGGACACCTTCCTTCATTAACTTCTTTTTTAATTGGCGAAGAGCTCTCTCAACATTATTCTGTTTGACTACTACTCTTACCATACTCTTTATCTATTTGTTCCTTTATATAATCCATTAACCAAGGGTTGTCAACAAAGACATTCATTAACCCATTAGTTAGTGTATTAACAATCTTTTCTTCTTTATCAAACTTCTCCATTGTTTGGACCATACCATATTGATATACAACTCCGTGCATAATCTCGTGGAGTAAAGTATTGGCACCGTGTAAGGTCTCAATATAATCCCCTCTTAATCCTATTTTGCGTTCATTATTAAAGAACTCACCTACTGCTTCTTCAGTAGTGGCAAATCCCTCTGGCCACACATCAATATCATATTTCTGGTAACCGATTTTAATTTGATTCTCAATTTTACTCATATCTCTATTATACATCAATTTGAAAAAATAGTCAAGCGTTAAATACAACTCCACTCCAAATACCATTACAATATTTGGAGTGGCAAGGACTATGATAGATTTTAGAACTGGTTATTATCCACTTCTTCCTCACTATCGTTGGATTCTGGTTCTATTTCCTCTTGTCCATAATTTGACACATCTTCCCCAGCGTCAACTTTAGTATAGAGGTCTAAGAAACTTGCTTTGGTATCATCATCAAATCTATTGACACATAACTCAATCGCTTTCATTTTATCTTTAAAGATTGAATAAGCTTCGATTATGTGTACTAATCTTCTAGTAGATATGATTTCATCAATACCGCCATCATAAAAGGTTCTTCTAATTACATCACCCCAGGTTACTAGGTTTTGAGCAAATTCTTCACTTGTTTTATTGACAATATCTCTAGTTTGTAAAACATTCGATAAGATTTTATTCTCAATCTTTGGAGTAGGATAACTTTGCTCTACTGTAATTGGGAATCTCTCAAGGAATGCTTCATTCAGTACATTGGTACCGATAAACTTTCCACTATCAGATCCCTGCCCTTTAGTATTGGCAGTAGCAACAACTGTAAACCCGTCTTTCGGTTTAACAAACTTGTTAATCTTTTTAACATAGATACCGTTTCCTTCTAAGATCGGTTGTAAACACATAATCTTATTTGAAGCAAGGTCAATTTCATCTAGTAAAAGAACAGCGCCTCTTTCCATAGCTTCGATAACTGGTCCGTTTTGCCAGACTGTATCGCCATCACGCAATCTATAACCTCCGAGTAAATCATCTTCATCGGTCTCAATGGTAACATTGACACGGATCAATTCTCTATTTAACTCAGCAGCCGCTTGGGTCACATTCAAAGTCTTCCCGTTTCCAGAAAGTCCTGTAATGAAACAAGGATAAAATTGCTTCGATTTTAATATTGACTTGATATCTTTATAATATCCCCATGGGACAAATTCAGAAAACTTAGTTGGAACGACTTTGCCTTCCAAACTTGAAACGATATAAGCAGCTTTCGTTTCAACATTTTCATTGACATCAATTTTTTGGGGTTCGACTATTTCAGTTTTTTCTACTTTTACAGTTTTAACTGGAACTGAACCACTAATTGGTAATTGATATTGACCTCTAGAGATTTTATACTTATCATTCTTCAGCCAAGATTGGTTCTTATAACCATTTTCTTTCTGGAAGGTATTGATATCGCTTCGAGATACAACATCCGTGCCGAGAGATTTATACATATCCTCGACAAATTGTTTTTGTGTGTTATTCATAATAAAAAGTCCTTCTTTTTTCTTTGTTATACTATTATTTTAACATTTTTAGTGTTAATAATCAAGGGAAAAGTGGGTTGAATCTCCATTATATTACAAGAAGTTACCATTTTTCCCAGAGTGTTGCAAAAATGCAACACTCTTTTATTCAGTTTTTTAGTCAATTTGCTCAACATTTTCAACTGATTCGACTGAAGCTTCAGCCTCAGAAAATACTTCTTCCAAAGTAGGAAGTCTATATTCTCCTCTACCAACTCTATACTGATGGTCTTTCATCAGCCAAGCAGGT